GCAGGATATGTTGCCGGATAGGGCACTGCTCGCAGTGATGCACCAGCAGTTCAGGAGCACCCAGAGTCTCCGCAATCTGAATAAGCATATGAGGGGCGACACCGCCCTTATTGCCGTCACTTTCGATGATCGAAATTGCGTTTTGCGTTAAACCAACCGCCGCCCCCAGTTGTTGCTGGGTCAGGCCCTTTTTCTTCCGGGCTGCGGTGATCTTGTCCCCGATGGTCATGCTCATCACGTCCTTTGTTGGTTCAATATCATCAATGGTGATATCAAAATATCATTTTTGTAGATATTGTCAATAATAAAAATAGCTATTCACTATTAATGAAGCGCCAATATCATCGTTTTATATTGGTTAACTATTTAATTTAATTGAAATATCTTAGTTATTGATATGTATTGTTTTTTAAGGTGAATAAGATATTTTTTAAATATGGAATTGCTTGGAGCGAAAATAATTGGGGGGAGAATCCGTGATGCGCGCAAGCAGGCAGGGCTGACGCAATCAGCCTTGGCTGACCAATTGCAGACACATCAATCCATCATCAGCGATATCGAAAAAGGAGAAAAACTACCCGACATCACAATGGCCGCCAAGATCGCCGACCGGTTCGGGTGGTCACTGGACGCATTACTCACTGGACAAACCGGCAGTACTATTGCCGAGCATCACGCCACCTACCTCCCCAACCAAATGCCGCCGGACCATCGCCGGGCCGACGTCTACAGCATGGCCGGGGCTGGCGCACCCCATAGCCTCACCGAGTATGAGCCCATCACCAGCGTCGTCGTGCCGGAGCGTTACCTGCGGGCGGGAATCGTGCCGGTCCTGGTGCGCGGGCGGAGCATGGAGCCCACCATCGTCGACAACGCCATCGTCGGCGTCGATACCAATGACAGGAATGTAGTCAGCGGGGAAGTATACGGGATATGGCTGCCTTATGAGGGAGCCGTCATCAGGCGGGTCTACATCAACTTCGACACCGTCACTCTGCAGCCTGACAACAGCCAGTTCAAGCCCCAGACAATCTCAGTCGAGAAGATCGAGGCCGACACTTTCCTGCTCGGACGGGTTAAATGGGTGATACAGGAGTACTGAGTGGTTTCCAGTTCAGAAGCTATAAGGGCAATAACAGGTTGCGTGTTGGGCATGGCAATAATGGGATATTGCCAACTTCGAACACCGGAAGACAAGAAAACACCCATTTCCAAACAATACGAGAACCAGTGGCATGAAGACGCCCGCCCCGACATTGTTATTTGCTTAACCAGAAATCATGTATCAGGCTGCGGTTATTTCCTTTACAAAGAGAGCATCAGCACTCATGGAGAATTTATAGTAAATTGTTATAGTTACGATAACTCATCCAGATCATATCTAGTTTGGCCAGTCATTAACAAAATCATGGGACCTTACCCAATCGAAGCCTCGTTGAACTGAGGCAGGAGGGACCACGGATGAAAGAACAACCATACCTGCAAACCAGCGGCGTCACCGTCACCGCCACCCGCTTCATCACCAGCACCATGACCGTGGCCATCAGCAACATCACCTCGGTCCGGATCGGCCACAAAGACCCGTCCCGCACCCTGCCCATGCTGCTCATTGCCATCTTCGGACTGGCCACCTTCCTGACACTGAAAAACCCCACCACCAAAGACGGCAACTTCGCCCCACTCTGCATCTATATCAGCCTCACCGCCTCCTGCATCTACTGGTACCGCAGCTGCAGGCCCACCTTCATACTTTTCATCGCCACTGCCGCCAGCGAAACAGAATCCTTCCAGAGCCCCCAGCAACACATCGTCGAGAGCATCTACCAGGCCATCAACGCCGCCATCGCCCGCGAACCGCTGCCGGAAAAGCACAAGCCAGCCGTTCCCGACCACACCGCCGAGCCCGGCATCAGAACCTACCGGATCGGCTGAACAATGGCCCCGTGGCTGTTCGCCCTCTGCATCCTCCTGGCCTCCCCACAGGCCCACGCCAGACACCTCCACCGCGAGGCCGACTACCGCGATGCCTGGTGCACGGGCGAGACCGAAGTCCGCCTGCCCAACGGCAGCCGGGCCGACTGCGTCACCGAACGCCACGCCATCGAGATCGACTTCGCCCCCAAATGGCACGAGGCCATCGGCCAGGCCCTCGACTACGCCGACCAGACCGGCAAATCCCCGGCCATCCTCCTCATCATCGAACAGCCCAAAGACTGGCGCCACTACCGCAAGGCCCGCACCCTCGCCAGCCGGCACCATATCCGCCTCTGGTACACCACGCCAAAACTATTGCAGGATTGATATAGATATCACTCTCTACTGTGATGAGTCTGACACTGACGGAGAATATTACGGCAACTTCTATGGCGGGGCGCTCGTACCATCATCGTATATCAATGAATGCGTTGAACGAATAGAAAACAAAAAATGCGAACTCAATATATATTCCGAGGTCAAGTGGCAAAAGGTAACTGAAAATTATCTGGAAAAATATAAGTCGCTGACAGACGAGTTTTTCGCACTGATCAATGAAGGCAAAATAAAAGTCAGGTTGATGTTCACCAAGAAAGCCAACGTAGCCACCGGCCTAACAAAGGTACAGCAGGATGAAACGTACTTCATACTCTACTATCAATTCATCAAGCACGCGTTCGGCCTTATTCATTCCGAAGACATAACAGATCCGCTAAGAGTGCGCATCTACTTTGACGAACTGCCGCACAACAAGGAAAAGTGCGCCAAGTTCAAAAACTTCGTCCACGAGCTTTCCTTTAAAACTGAATTCCTCGAATCACAAGTCTACTTCCCAATAGACCAGATATCCGAAGTCGACTCAAAAAAACACGTAATACTGCAATGCCTCGATGTTGTCCTGGGCGCCATGGCTTTTCGCCTTAACGATAAACACAAAGCCAAGCCAGCAGGATCACACCGCCGCGGTAGCCGCACAGTAGCCAAGGAAAAACTATACAAACACATCAACGGGAAGATCAGGGAGTTACTGCCAGGCTTCAACATAGGAGTTTCTACGGCATGGCGGGGACCACAAAGCAATTTGTGGCATCATCCGTATCGGCACTGGTGCTTTGTCCCAAGTAAATTCGAATTCGACGGGAGCAAAACAAAAGGCCAGAAAAAGTAATGCCCCGTTGCCGCTAGGCCTTTCGGCACTGCCCCACGTAGGGACGTAGGGCTTCACGGACAACAGGGCGAATTACGAGTATATTCTTACACACCCGCAGGACAAGTCAACAAAAAATGTTAATTACATTATGACCACCGCCGGCATTTATATCCGCAAATCCCGCAAAGAGGCCGACGACAAGGAGAGCCACCGGCTCATTGTCCAGCGGCAGCAGCTGCCCGCCTACGCCACCACCCAGGGGTGGGACTACCGCATCTACGACGACGGCCACGCCTCCGCCGCCCGGGGCAAAACCGACGATCTCCAGGAACGCGCCCGGCTCCAGGCCGACATCATCGCCGGCCGGGTCAACCTCGTCCTCTGCATCGAGCTGTCCCGCCTCAGCCGCGACGACTCCCTCCAGGATTACGTCGCCTGGCTCCACGTCTGCGCCCAGCACCGGGTCAGGCTCGCCACCCTGTCCCGGATACTCGACCCGGCCCAGCACTCCGACTGGATGCTCCTCCTCATGGAGGGGGGCTTCTCCTCCGTGGAAATGCGGGTCCTCAAACAGCGGATGCAGGAAGGGTGGGACCACGCCTGGCGGGCCGGCAAATTCCTCGGCGGCACCCCGCCGCCGCCCTACCGCTACGATCACGCCGCCGAGAGGCCCGTCATCGATCCGGAGGCACTGCCCCGGATGCAGCGGCTCTGGCAGCTCGCCGAAACCGACAGCGCCCGGGCCATCGCCGAAACGCTCAACATGCCCGAGATCGCCGTCCGGCGGGCCATCTCCGACGACCGTCTGCTCTGGTACCAGGCACTGCGCCTCGACCCGGCCACCGGCCAGCAGATCGCCTGCGAGTGGGTCCCCTGCATGACTGCCGACCAGGCCGCCCGGATCAGGGCAGGCCGGCGCACCCGCACCAAAGGCGCCACCCGCCGGCCATGGGGGGCGCTGCTCACCGGCCTCGACCTCCTCTACTGCGGCTACTGCGGCCACACCGTCAAGACCTGGCACAACTCCCGGATACGCAAAGACGGCACCCGCAACGACTACTACGGCTGCCAGAGCACCAGCAACCGCCGCAAGTGCAGCCGCGCCCGGCTTATCCAGCAGGCCGACCTCGACAGCAGGATACTCATCAACATCTTCAACACCCTCGACAGCCTGCCCCGGCTCAAGGCCTACTGGCTCCAGGCACAGACCGGCCACGACCCCGAAAAAGAGCTCACCGACCTGGCCAGAAGAGAACGCCAGACCGCCGAAAAAAAGCAGCGCCTCGTCAGGGCCATCAGCGAGGGGGTCATCGAACTGGCCGACGCCAAAACCGAAATGACCGCCATCGCAGCCGACCTGGCCGAGATCGAGACCAGCCGACGGACCATCCTCCACCAGCTCACTGCGCAACCCGAATGGGACCTGCTGGCCATTGCCCGGCCCGACTTCGACCAGCTCCACCAGGCCGACCAGCGGGAATTCCTCCAGCTCGCCCTCCAGCGGATCGACCTCTACGAGAGCTACGCCATCATCACCTATCCATTCCCCCGCACCGCCGACGGCACCAAAACCGCCCGCATCAACCTCCCGGCCCCGAAACGATAAAAGCCCGCCGGCAGTGTGCCGACGGGCCTTTTCTCTGTTATCCGCTCAGCCGGTCTACCGACTGAGCTATTGGGGAAGAGAAACTTTCCCGCAACGTGTTAGTTTTGCGGGCTTATCGGTCACTTTTTGAGTGCAGGGATTGAGGTTTCACAAAGCGTGTCCGAAAGCATTGACCTTATAGCATGGCAGTTCCTGTGATGTCAATGCCATTTTGCCCCGGCTGAACCTGCCTGCGGCCGGTACCGGACTTGCTATATCTGATTCATTACCCACGCGAATTGTACCTCGGCCCATTGCTCGCGGCCGATCCGGTCGGAGTGTACCCATTCCGTGTTGTCCCCGCGGATCACTCCGACGCCCCCGGACTCGCCGAGTTCGTCTGACATGGCATAAACGAAATCCGCGTTCTGGTGGGCATAGACGGGTAAAACGTCGGTGTTCGCCGCCCCGTCGTAGTCCTGCAAAATCGCCTGGTAGGCCGGCATCCCCTTTTGCGTGAGGGAATCGGCGCTTACGGGGAACTGATTGACGAGGACGGCGATCTTCGCCGCCGGCAATGCCGCACGAACCTGTGTCCAGATGATGTTGAGGCCTGTGGCGAGCCATTCGTCGGGGACGTCGTTCGAGGCGATGTCATTCGTCCCGAGGGCGATGATCACGAGATCGGGATTATTGAGCCCGAAGCGCGAGAGGTAGGCGGCCACGTCGAAGATGTAGCCGTTATAGACGAACCCCGGGGGGTCTCCGCCGGTCGCGGCCCGCAGGAATGGATTATAGTAATAGTCTCCCCTCCTGAGTACCTCGTCGCCGATCGGAACCGGGAACGTCTGGCCGGTCCCGTCGCCGTTGATCGCGGTTTTCCGATAGGTGAAATCGCTCGTTTCCCATCCCGGGCGGCCTTCCGCGAAGACCCCGGTCTGGGTGCTGTTCGTGACATCGGCCGTCTGGTATGTCCCGACAAATTCGGGCGTGACTCCGGCGGCCACGAGCTTTGCATTCAAGGCCGCAGCGGTCCCCTGGTAGGTCAGGGAATCCCCGATGATCAATATTTTCGGGCTCCCGGTTTTTGTGGCGGACGAGGTGTGGACGGTGACCGGCCGGCGCCAGGAATGGACGGTCGAATCGGGGCGGGCAAGACATATATCAAGGGTGGCCCCCATATCTTCGGCAAGGAGGTCGATGCTCTCCTGAAACGGCTTTACTGCCGGGCGTGGTCCAAGGGTTTTCACGGCCATCCGGTAGCGGTAATACTGGTCCCTGGCGGTAAAGATGTTGTTGCCGTAGAGGGGGAGCGGCCGGCCGGCGACGAGGAACAGGTTGCCGGGATACAGGATGACGGGATCTGCGCTCTGTATCCCGAGCGTTTCGAGCGTGTTGTTGATGCTCGCGACCTCCGAGACGAGGGCCGGGATGTTGTGCAGGGGGTCGTTTCCCCATTCGGCCGTGACCCCCGTGATGGCGGTTTTCGAGACAGCCACCGAATAGCCGCCGATCCGTATGATCGAGGACCGGCCGGCCGGGGCCAGGAAATAGAAATCAATGTCCACCACAGGGGGCGAGACGTCGGGGACCCTCGCCACGCCATAGTATTTCCGGACATTCGCGTTTACCTGGGTGAAATTGACGGTCGCGGCCGCACTCGTCCCGCCGCTGACCGAATCAAAGAAGTAGACCTGATGATTTGTCCCCCATCCCGCAGCGTCGTCCGAGTGGATGAAGGCGGAGAACGCGACATAGTCGCCCGGTTCGAGCGGGGACGGGTCGCTCGGTATCATGGTGTAAAACGGTTGCTCGGCCGCTGCCAATGTCCGGGCGGTCCAGAAATTGAAGAGCCCGAGGGCGTTCAAGGTCGCATCGGTAAAGGGTTCGATCTGGAAGAGTGAGCGCGCCCACGGCCGGACGAATGACGTGCCATTAGACGAGGGGAGCATGCCGCCGGCACACATGTTCCGGGCAATGCCGGGGGTCGGGTACAGTTCGAGGACTTTCGGGGCAATGTCTGCAAGCGTGGTTTCTGCCGCGGTGATTTGCCCGGTGACGCGCTCGTCGAGGTCCTTGACCGTCTGTAATGTCGTCTCCGGATTCAGGAACTGCCCGGCGCTCCAATCGTCCACGACGCCGGAGATCCTCACCTTCGAGACCCCGAGGGCATATCCCCCGAGCCTTACGGTCGCCGTTCGCCCGGCGGGGATCCGGACAAAGAAATCAATGTCGGCCAGGACGTGAGGCGCAATCCCCGAAACCTGGAAGACCCCGCGATATTTGCGGATGTTCGCCGTGACCTGCTCGTATGCGGGCAGCAGAAAACTGTGCTGGCCCCCTGTGTCGTCATACAGGAGCGCCTGGTGATTCGTCCCCCAGGTCGTCGCGTCGCTGGAATGGATATAGACCGAGAGGGCCAGCCACATGCCGTCAATGATCGGGACCACGTCCTCCGGGATCAGGGTGTATTCCGGATATTCATCGGCCCCGAGGTTTTCGGCGGTCCAGAAATTGATGAGCCCGAGGGCGTTCAAGGTCGCATCGGCAAAGGGTTCGACGTTATAAAAGCTCCGTGCCCACGGCCGGACATATGTCGCGCCGCCCAGACCCAGGTTCCCGGCAACGCAGAAATTGTTGGAAGGTTTCGGGCCGCCCCATGGCTGGCCCTCCTGCAGCGCCAGGATCTCGCCGGACGATGACTCGATGTAGCTGTCGATCGCCCCGCGCAGGTTCTCGAAGTTGGCATCGAGTTCGCCATGGGTCAGTGCCCGCGACAGGCCGGCCCGGGTGTTGATGGCAGTGGTCATGTCTCCTCCGGGTTAGTGCGGCGCCGCGGGCCAGACCGGGGCGAGCGGGTCCACGGTGTCGGGGAGCGCCCGCAGCGCCTGCCGGTATGCGGCCCAGTCCGCCCGTGCCGCATCGGCGAGCGGGCTGTCGGGCAGCTGGGTCCAGTCGCAGGCGGCCAGCAGCCGGTCACGCTCCTGCCTGATGGTCGCCAGGGCAGCGGCCGGGTCGGGCGTGCCCCCCTCGATCCACTGCCCGCCGTCCCAGCGGGGATGTATGAACCCCGGCGGACACGGCACCGTCACGATGTGCGGCCAGGCCGCCCCCACTTCCGCTGCCGGATGCGCCGGCAGGTCCCCCACGAACAGACCCGTTGCCGGGTCGATTTCCCATGCTCTGATGTTCATCGCTACCTCCGTTTATTGTTCCGCCCGGAACGACATGACGATCCCCACGTTGATGGCGCCACCCACGCCGATGAGAACATCACCGTACCCCTGCACATAGACCCTGGTGGTCCCCCCCTCGGAATGCAGAGTCTGGGTCGGGGCCTGGTCGGTCGCGGGGCGGTAGCCGGCAGGCAGGGTGCAGACCGGGCTCCAGGCCGTGCCGCCGGTGATGAACCCCTGCAGGTGGACGATGCCGAGCGGATCCTTGAAGTAGCGCAGGGTCGCGTAGGGGGTGCCCACATTGGTCCAGCCGTTCAGGAGGGTGGGGGTGATCCAGCCGGCCGGGGTCAGGATCTGCCCGGCGGTCTGGCCGCCCAGTTTGTCGGCGTTGCCGGCCTCGAACCCGGCCGTGCCGGCCATGATGCTGTCCAGTGTCTGGGCCAGCAGAATGAAATTCCCGTCGACCTCGGTGTTGGTCAGGATCCGGGAGAGCGCCTGGCGCAGCACCAGTTGCGATTCGATGGACATGTCTAATCCTCCTCTAGGTCTGGCAGTAGTCGCTGCCGCAGTAATCGGCGGACAGGTAGGGCCATTCGGTGAACTGGTCGAGCACCAAGAGCTTCACCGTATCCATCCGGCTGCCGTCGCCCGGGGTGATTTCCGGGGCGATCACCAGCCCGGTGGCGCCTGCGAACCCCAGGGTGACGCAGTCGCCGAACTGCAGCCCCTCGTTGTCCAGGAAGAACTCCGCCTCGTGCAGCCGCGCCCGGCGCTGGTGTTTCGCCAGGTAGTAGTACATGACGGAGCGGGCCATGGCCGGGACGGTCACGAAATCGAACATGAACAGGTCGTCCTGGCTGTGCTCGCCGTAGCAGTCGACCGACTCCACCACCGGGCCGGCCGTCATGGTGCCCCGGTAGCTGTCGCTGCCGCGCCCCTGGCTCCAGTCCCGGTCGTACCGCAGGCTGATCCGGTTGATGATGTCGCCCCGGTCGAGCTTGCGCACCCCGTGAAGCCTGCGGCCGTCGTCGCTGATCCGGCAGGCCGCGATGGTCGCGACCGGCGCGGCCTGGTCGGGGCGGACGATCAGCCGGGACACCCCCACCTCGCGGGCGAACCAGGCCCGGCACTGGAACGCCAGGGAGTCGAGCCACCAGCGGGCCTCCCTGTGCTCGGTGATGGCCCCGTCGAACCGGTAGGAGGACGGGAACGCGCCCGCCTGCTGCAGGGTGGTGTCGCCGCAGTAGCGGCCGAGTATCTCGCCGAACACGGCGGCCGGGGTGGTGATGTTGCGGGTCACGTCCACCAGGATGCCGTTGGCCACGATGGTCAGGGAGTTGTTGCCGGTGAGGACCACGGTGCCGATCTTGACCGGCTCGATGGTGTCGGAGACCCCGATGGTGTCGGCCACGCCGATGGTGTCGGAGACCCCGATGGTGTCCGACACCCCGATGCTGTCGGAAACCC